CCTAAGTATGTATTACCTATATTATTCCAACTTGGGTTTGAAATAGTAATACTAGATGAAGCTTGGAAACCAATTTGATTACCATCTTCTCCATTATATATTTTATTTTTAACATATAAATTATGAGTTGAACCGTTTTTAGTTATTAATACTGACCACCAATCTTCATTGAATAAAGGTAAGTAAACACTACAAGAGGCAGAAACATTTGGTAATACTAATTTTAATGTACCCCAATCATAAGTTGAAGAAGTAGGAGCACCAGAACCTGAGTAACTTCCATATACTGACTCTGAGTATTCTAATACTAAACTAAATGGTGAACCACCAAATGATGATTCATTATATAATAATGATTGACTAGGATGTAATGTTGGTATTCCATTAGTTTTAAACCTAAAAGCAACTGATGAGGGGACAGTATTTACAATAGATAAATTTTCCCAAGGTATAATAACAACTCCAGAACCATAAACTGAGGGTCCATATGATGCTGTTCCATAAGTGCCTAATCCATAAGTACTTCCTGATATTAAAACATTTGATAAAGATGAGGATAAGGTATAATTAAATTGATCTTGCCATTGATCCCAATCATTAGAATTATCTTTATTCTTACCACCAAATTCATTTATTCTTAAAATAGTATCTGGAATACCGTATAATGTGATTAATGCTCTTAATCCTTCAATGGTACCTTTTTTCTTAAATAAATAAGGTACATTATGATAAATACGTTTATAAATTGAAGCATTAACATCAGCTAATGGAACTACAATTGGTTGACCATTAACATATCCTGTTATAACATAGCCTGGGAGAACATATGGTCCAAAAGATGCTGAGATATAATTAGTAATAATTTCACTTCCAGTTGGAGGTAATAATGAACCACCAGGTGTTATACCTAAAAATGATGAATATAAGTCATCTGTTGAAAAATTATTTTGATATATTTTAATACCTAAGTCTTTTAAAACATCTGATATTAAATCTTTTGAAACACCATAATCTAAACGATTATCAGCGTTATATTTATTAGTTATATCTTTTATATAAACCCAAATACTATCAAAATGTTGACCAATCATTTCAACAAATAAAATATATTGATCATTATTTGGATCATCTCTTAAATAACTAGGTACAGTGTTTACTAGATTATTTGGATTTAAATTTTCATCATAATTTGAAGCACTAACATATTGTTGTGTTAACCAAGATTGAACTAAAGCTGAACCTGTTAAAGCATTAATATATGGAATTTCATTATTAGTTTTAGGCCATGATTTACTTCCAGATTCAAAATATAAGAAATATTCGTATCCATCAAATTTAGATATTATATCATTTATTTTAGCTTGATATATATCAAAACTTGAAGAAACATAATATGAACTAGTAACTGAGCCTGTAATGTTTTGATTTGATAAATTACTATATTCTTCAATTAAAGACATCTTATAGTAAAAATTCTCTAATCTAGTTTGAGCTGATGAGAAAAATGTAAAATTAGAATAATCAGTATAATCTATATTTATTTCAAATCCTTTTTCATCTAAAATACTATTTAATTGATATTTTAAACTAGAAGTTCCATATGTTGAAGAAGTACCTTTTAAAGTATTAAAATTAGTAAATTCAGTAGAATTATTAATTCTATCTTTTATAGGTATATTAAAGTTAGGACCTTGTAAATAAATATTTTCATCTAAATTATCAAAAATTAATGTTATATCTATTTGATAAGCTAAAGGTTCTGATATAGTTTCAACTACCCACAGTACTGATTTTAGATCAAATTGAGTGGGTAATGGTTCATATAATTTAATTAAAACTGTTGGATTATTAGGATCTGAGTTGTCTAGTAATAAATTATTAGCTATAATTAAATTATTATCTCCAAAGTTTAAATAAAAATCTTTATAATAAGGTGATTGTTCTAATTGTATTTTATAATCATTTACTTGATTAATAAGAATATCATTAGGTATTAAAGTAGTATCTAAACGAATTTCAGTTCTATCAGAACTAATTTCAGAAATATAATAGGTATTATCATTATTTGAACCTAAAATATTCTTAAAAAAGTTATAATTAGTTATATATTGTCCTTCATCAAAACCATACAATTCTAAATCTTTTTCAGGTTCTAACTGCACATTATTATTTAATATTGAGTAATTAGTAAAATTATCTATATATAATAATAAATTTTGATTTATATCATAAACTGAGTATTCAATGTAATCTACACTAGAAGTAAAAGAATTCTCTAAATCAAAACTAGATATTAAGCTTTGATCATCTGTAGAATATGTTTGTAATTCTAAAGTTGTAGGGTCTAAATTTTGTATATTAACTATTTTATCCATTAGTTGGTAAATTGTTATTTATAACTTGCAGTTGTTGTTGTAAATCTAAATTTTGTTGTCTTAAAAATGTCACCTCATCAATTAAAGCCTGGATGTTATCAGATTGAAAAGTTGAGCCAACATATTCTTGGCTTGTTTTTATAAGGTACTCATGAGAGTTTATTTCTCCAAGTTTAGGTATATCAAAAAATAATTGATTATAATAGCCAAAAAATTGATCTACTGTAACTGAGGATGTTACTTCAGTTGTTACTTGATTAGCAGGTACTAATTGAGTAAAAGAAGTATCAATTACCTTTTGATATTGTTTTTTTTCAAATACTGTTTTACTTAAATCAACTTGTGCCATTATCCATTAATTATTTTGAAATAATAATAATCATCAAGTACTATAGTACTTCCACCAATAGTAGTCTTAATTAAAATTTTATAATAACGTTCTGGCTGTAATCCATTCATATATATTGTGAAATAACTACTATTACTATCAGCACTTATTTGAGTATATTGATTATCAAAATCAATTACATATTCATTAGTATCTAAATCTTTTATAGCATAATATGATGCTGTTGGTAAATAATAATTAGTAGTATAAATTGATGAGGTTTGATATACTCTAGTTGGATATTGTGGTCTACAATTTATTCTAAATTTATTAATACTTTCTGGGTAGAAAAAACCTGGATTTTCAGTTACAGAAGCATAAATTTGAGATGTGTTTACAATTGTTTGAGTTGAAGATCCAGTGTTAAAATTATAATCTCTCCATCTAAATTCTAGTTCAGGAGGATAAATAGTATGTGTATCAACTGAGAAAAATTTTAAATCTGGTTGTATTGATTCTGAATTTGAAAATTCAATTGAATCACTCCATTTGACTAAAAATCCATTATTATTAAAAGATGAACTATACCATCCTTTAACTATATCAGTTACTATAACATTAAAATCTTTACTACTTCTAATATCATATGATTGTGATGATACAACATTTAAACTTGGATTTGAAGAACCAGTAAACCATACTCCTCCACCTTTATTATTATTAGGAAAAGAAGCAGTAGCATAAGCTCCAAAACTTGATTGTTCCCAAGCACTACCACTTTCAAAAGTTCTCCATTTCCAGCTAACACCATCTGTTGTTATAGGATTATCTCCAAAATGACCTGTTCCATTATCCCAAGTACCTGATACTGGGTAAACATAAACTGTGCTATTAAAATTTACTCCCTCAGCGTTTGCGATATAACATCTTAAGTTAGATTGCCATACTGAACTACTAATTTTATTAGTAATAATATCAGTTATTTCAGATTGATCAAATGCTAATAAGAATCTAAAAACACCTGATGAACCATCTGATGTTAATGGACTACCTACTTCTAATATTGAGTCAAGTCCCATATTGGCATTCTCATAGAATGAATATAATGTAGAGTCTTTGTATGGATATATTTTATAAATTGCCATTTCTTTTTATTATAATGATACTACTTTACCTTGAATATCAGTGTTAGGATATTTTACCTCAAATATAGAAGGATCTAAACTAGGATAAATAACATTATTTTGTGTGGCACCTTCAATATCATAAGCATATTGTGAGTATCCTATATTTGTTCCAACTTTATTAACTATACTAATATTTTTAACTGTTTGTACACCATCTATTTGATCTAAAAGAACATATAAATCTCTTAAAATTATTGGTTGATTTATTGACCATTTATTAATAGCAAAATATTCTTTTAAAGTATTTATACAATTTAAAAGTACGTCATTATTATTATAGTCAGGTAAAACTACTATTTCAAAATTTACACCTATATTAATAATAAATCCATCTTTTATTCTAACTGAATCACCTATCACTCTATATTGTGATAAATAAGTAGATAAATTTTGTTTTAAAGTATTAGAACATGTTCTTAGATTATTATTAGCATCATATGATAAAATATATAAATCTAATGTAGATGGTATTTCACCTGACAGAACATTTTGGGCTTTTACAGGTTCAATATATGCTTTAGCTATTACTCCATATTGTGAAGGTAAACTTAAAGCTCTAACTAAATAGTCATCTTGAGTTACATTTCTAAGTTGTGAACCAAAATTACCTATAGCGTTTTGTCTAATTTCTTCTATTGAATCACCATCTTGTCCTCCGTCAGCTGCTGCTGCGTTATTTACTGCTATTGAACCTATAATTGAATTAGCGGTTGTAGTATTTAAATTAGGAGTTAAAAATACAGGTTGATTAACAATTCCATTTATTGTGTTAGCAGGTACATTTGATTCTACTCCTCCACCTGTTAAATATCTAACAGTCAATGTAGTTGATGAAGGTGCTATACCATATGTTTTAGTAAATATAAAATTAGATGGTGAATAGGCTGTAGTTAATTTACTTTGTTCTGAAGGTAAACCTATACCCACATTAAATGGATTAGGTGTTATTTCTTCATCATTATCATATGCTATACCTGATCCAAATTGGATTTGTAATGAACCTGAGTTTATAAATCTAGTGGCAAACCTACGTTGTATTTTTTCTAATTTTAAAATATAAGGAGCATCACCATTATTTACATATGAATTAGGGTCATTAGTATTAGTATTTTTTATTGGTTGATATACTGTTTCTTGAGCTAAATAATCTACCTCATACCATATATTTCCATCACTATCAACTATATCTAAAATACCAACTATATTATCAGCATTGATATTTACAGTAGCAAAGGGTGTGGGATCCCCAAAAGTAAAGGTAGTAGTGTTAATAGTAGCAGATATAGCTTTGCGAGTCTTTTTTAATAAGAAACGATTAGGTTGATTTCCACTAACACTATAAACAGTTACTTCAGTTGGATCTGTTGAACTTGAAACACTAAAATCAATAGAATCTTGTATTAAAAAATTTACTGGGTTAACTGTTGTTGTTCTAACTGAGGTGTTTGGGGCAAAATATAAAGCGTATGAAAAGTCAGGTACCTGTACACTTCCACTTGTAACTGAAGGTACTTGTTGATATACATCTATATCAGCTGTCGCTACACCAGTTACATTTGGTTTATACCCAAACATATAAGCTAATTCATATAAATTATTAGTTTGACGAGCAAACTGTAGGAATGTTTCTTGGATTTGATTATCTTGATAAAATGATAATATATCACCAACATATGCTGCCATTTCCATAAAAGCCATACCTGGTGAGGCTGGACTAAAATCAGTATATGTAGTTGGAAAATATGTTTTAGTAAAGTTAATTAAAGCTTGTCTTAATTCACTAAAATCTTTATTAATATATTTTATGTCTCTATTTTCAGCCATTTTATTGGAATTCTAATTGTAAATTATCATTTATACCTGTGTCTGCAACATTGTAATATAATTCTACTATTATACTATTATTATCTGGGTTTTGTAATATATTTAATGACGAAACTATAACACTAGGAAAAAAGTTAGATATTTGAGTTTGAATATCTTCTTTTAAAAAATCTGTATTTCCTGTTGTTATTTGTTCAAATATAAATGCTCTTAAATTACCACCTAAATTTGGATTTAAGTAACGTTCATTTTTATTTGTTAAAAAATAATTAATTAAATTTGTTTTAACAGCATCTTTAGTGACATATGTTTGGCCAAAAACTCCAGGTTGATTAAAAGGAATAGACACACCTATGGCTACTCTAGGTTTTCTATCAACTGGAAATATTTTTTTAGCTCCGTATGCCATTATTTATTAGGATTTAATAAACCCATTATTTGACTCATGTCTACTTCACCTGGTGGTAAGGATGATCCTTCTGCAGCAGTGTTTGTAGATGTAGGTCTAAACACATTATTACTATTTAAACTAATAGTACCAGATGAGATACCTGCTGTTTCATTTAGAATATCCATGTAACGCTGACGTTTTTCAGGAGTAGGTATGACATTTTCAGTGACAGTACCAAAACCTGTACCTACTGGAACTGATTTAGGTGAGCGGACAGCTTCTAAAAGAATTTCTTTTAATTCTTCTTGAATCGCCTCTTTTACACTTTCTTTAATTATTTTTTTAAATTCACTAGGTTTCATATGATTATAAATATTTAATTAATTAGCTTTTAAATTGTCTCTATCAATAATAAATTTAAGTTCATCTATCAATGTCTGTTGATTTGTGGTAAAAGACAATGGGGTTTCAATAAGTTTTATATTATCTGAATTAAGTCCAATTGCTCTATAACGATTCACAGTATCTGTAAATGGTACAGTCTCTATTTGGATTACAAAACCATTATATAAAGCTTCATTAGGACTATCAGTAGCTTCAATAGCTTGATTACTAATATTTATTAAATTTTGATCAATTGGAGCTAATGTTACATTAGAACATTTTAATAATTCAGTGTCTAATTGATTTAATAATAATATAGTATTTTTTATAGTTACTGATAATACTGCTATAGCTATTGCTGCTCCTCCAATTATATTTTGGACTTTTTCTAAACGTGACGCTCCTAAAGTATTATATGTTATTTTATCTGAGGCATTTTGGATAGTACCAATAGTAGTGATTGCTGCACCAGGTACTACAGGTGCAAAACCTAACGCGACATATGATGCTAATGTGGTAACATCTAATATACTTTTAGCTAATACTAATAATTCAAATAAAGTAGCTATACCTGTAAATGCTAATGATGTTTGATCTAAAAATCTAGATATACCATTTAATTTACTTACTATATTATTTCGAGTTTGAACTAATTTATTTAATTTATCTGTATTAATACATAATTGACTATCTTTAGCATTTTGGATTTCTTGTGTTAATTTAGGTTCAATTTGGGTTTTAATCTCCTCACCTTTTTTAATAAGTACACTAGATAACTTATCTACACCCTGTCTTTTTAAATTATCAGGTGTAGCATTTTGGATTGTAGTTATATCGATTCCTAAAGCCATTATAGTGTTTTACTTATTTTTGATTTGGTTGTAGATTCTAAATTAATTTTTAGTTGAGATAAGTATGATATTAATTGAGTAGCTGCTGGAGCAACAGCAGGCCCAGCGGGTGTTGTAACACTTTGTAAAGCAATAGATAAAGCAGTTAATTGGTCTACTAAACCTGTTAATAAATCAATTGTAGTGTCACCTTTCAAAACTGATTCAGTAGCTGTTTTACCACCTAATAATATAGATTTAGAATTTAATATAGTATTATTAGTATCAATATTAACTGATTCTATGGCGTTTAAATTAATACTTTTATTAGAACTTAATAAAATATGATCTTTATTACTATTAAATACTAAACGACCTGAACTAAGTATTATTTGTCTATCTTGATATTGATCTGGTTTAGTGGGAGCAGTACCATAACTATTATAGTTAATACTAGCCGCGGCTAATGGTACTTGTTGAGTACTAGTTAAATAAATTGATGATAAATCTTTATTAATATTTTCAATAACAGGTATCCATCCTTCATTAGATATATCTGAGGGTTGGCCATTTTTTAAAATTAAAATGGGATCACCATCAGTACCTGTTATAGACCAATTATTAGGTCTATTTTTTACAGTTGAACCTAAACGAATACTATTTCCCCATCTACCTTCATATATAACATCTCCTTCAAATGGTAATAAAGGATGAATATTAGAACGTTCTTTAAATGTATCACCTAAGAATATTTCTGTTGATTGATCAGTGACTCTTCTAACACTACCAACAGTTGTTTGATTATAATCTTTATTTTGAGAATCAGGTAAGGCATTAGGTGTATCTGGATAAGCATTATGATGAGGATGGTTCCATAATGCTATAGTATTTATATAATAAGTTGTTTTTAAAGCAGTATTAGTACCTATATTAGTAGATGGTAAATTAATAACATAAACTAATTCATTAATTAAAGGATAATTTTTTATATTACTATATAAAGGACGAGCATATTGAAATAAAGATATATTATTATTAATATTAGGAATTTCTATATTATCATCATATAAAATAGTACCTATACTATTAGGTCCACCCAATTCATTATATCTTGGATGACTTGGATCTAAAATAATACTTTTAACTCTTACAGCTTTAATAGTACCTAACTTTTCATTTTCAATGTTGGTTAGTATATTACTGTAGGCTATAGGATTATAGGTATTATTTATAGCATTTTGTCCTTCTTTATATGTAGGCATTACTTACCCTCCTGTATTTTTTCTATTTCAGCCATTAATTGTGCTCTTTCTTCCTCAGATATACCTAAACTATCACCACTTTCAGATATATTAGACATGGTTCTTTGGATAATGGTAGCAATTTTAACTAATTGCTCATCATTTTTAACATCAATTTCTAGGTATTCTTTAATTAAGGGAACAATTAATGTAGCATCACTTATTTCTTGTACAAGAGGCTTCAACTCAGCTATTAACGCTGATATTTGGCGAGATTTTTTCTTTTGGTTATCATAAATCTCTTCAAGTAAATTTGAAAATGTTTTTTTACCAAATACTATTTTATTAAAATCACTCATATTTATTAGTATCTATTTATAATAAATATAGGATAATTAAAACTTTACATATCCATACTCTAGATAATGAGCATAGCCATTTTTAAATATAGAGTATAATGTATTGGCTATTTTGGTTATTTTAGGTGTTTTAACATCAATTATTTCTCGTATATAAATATATAACGCTTTTTTATTAAATATATCTAAATATTCACGTTTACGAAATAACTCAAGAACAGCATCAGCTACTTTAGCATCATTTTCTTTAGGAAAAATTTTATAAATATTATTAGTACAATAAGTTATATATTGCTCTATAAACCAATATAACTGATCATTAGTACTAATATTATTATCTAATGTGTATGAAAATTCTTCATTTTCCTCAATATCCTCAACCATTACTTTATCAACACGCTTTTTATAATTTTTAGCATTATCAATAATTAAATAACGTTTAGCAATTGTCCCAAAATATGAATATGCTTTAGCTCCTTTATTTGGGTTGAATAAGTGAATTTTAGAAAGTAAAAATGTAATTACTTCATGTTGTAAATCCTCAATATTATCTACCTCAGTATAATAAAACTTGAAGGTATGAATAATATTTTCAGTTAATTTAAAAAAGGCAGGATGTATTTTCTGATAGTATATTCTACTTCTTTCCTTAAAAGAATCTGTATTGTTATATAATACTATAGCCTGTTCAGTTTCAGAAGTGAAGTAGGGAATAGACTTTTTTCTAACTTTAGTCATACTACTTATTTAGGTAATTTATATTGATTTAAGATGTCTTGAATTTGTTTTACTTTAGTAAAAAAGAATCCAATTTCATCATCACTTTTAAACATACCTCTCTCATCAATTTCTTTTAATTTTTTATCAGTGTAATGAATAGTATCACTAATATTGTCAATATACTTTTTTTGAGAGAAGATTATATCTTCAGCCTTTTCATTTTTTCTTAGAAGGTTAATAGTCGTGAATGTTAATATCACGACTAAAACACTTAAAATACTAATTATAATTGTTATCATAAATTGTCTAACATATTTTTTAAACTATCACTCTTAATACTACCTAATGCTTTTGCTTTAGTAGTTACTTTAGATGATTTTTTCTCTGTTATAGTAAAATTTTTCTCTGAGGAAGACAAGTTTGATTTTAACTTAGGTAACCATTCACGTTCAAATTCAACTCTAGCAGCTAATAAATCAGCCTGATGGATAATATAAATTAATGAAGTACGTGGTTTAGTCTCAGGCATCCAAGTCATTAAATAAGGCTTATTTGCATCATCATATAAACCATCATGAAGTTTGATTGCTAATAATTCATTTTTAGAATATGAAATACCATGTTCATTTAATAAATATAAACCTCTATCAGGAACTGACATATATTCTAAGCGGTCATTGAATTTATAATCTTCACCTAGTTTATCTTTTCTCCATTGATCAGTCTGAGGAATATATGCCTCATTTTCTTGATCACCCATTTTACCTAGATCATGATTTAGAGCTGAGAATACTAGTTCTTCAATTGTATAAGTAGTAGTGTCTACTCCATACTTAACCCACACATTATGAATGTCTAAAGCAGCATCTATAACTCTAAGAACATGTTCAACATATCCTCCTGGGAATGCATTGTGATATTCTTTTTTATGAGCAGCAGGCATAAGCATAATACGCTCAGCATATTTTTCATAAAATTCTTTAAGTTTAGTCTTACGTGGCTCTGAAATGTAAGCATCTATTCTAGACATTAACTTAGCCCAATTGTCTTGTATTTGTTCTGCTGTTAAATTCATAATTATTGTAACCCAAATCCTTCCTCAGGTGATAATGGTTCTTGTTGAATAAATGATTTTACCTCGGCTAATATTTCCTCAGTGTTCTCAATAGTCTTAATAAACTCTTGAATTGGTGCTCCTCGGTTTACCATAAACCTTAGCGCCTTTAATTGCGCCTCGATATTCTCTATCTTACGCGTTGATAATTCTCTATACCTCATATTATTATATTTGTTTCCTAATTCCTTAAACCCGTAATTAGAATATACGGGTACTATATTCAATAGCCAAGCTTAGGATAAACTTTGTTCTACTATATCTTTAATTGGTAAGATAAAAGCACATTTTTCATACTCTTCATTTTCCTCAAAATAAGACATAGATAATTTTAAAGCTGTTAAAAACTCTAAACTCGCTTTATCTTTTATAGTCTGAAGATGTATATCATCATTTATATCTAATCTATTGATAAAAACGTAGGATCTAGTGTATATAAGGTATTCTCCAGCATTAATAACATCATTCATATCCATATTAGGGAAGGCGGCTTTAAACACACTTATGTGGGCTAAATTAAAATTAGAATGATTCATTATTATCTTAGTGAACATACCTACCCAGAAAGAAGGGTGTTCACTAATGTCTTTATACACTTGTTTTTTGACATTAATGTTGTCTTCAAATAAACCAAATATTTTATCTATATCCATAAACAAGGGAAAATCCCTGACTAGTTTTAAACTTCATCAGGGATTAAATGTTAGTTTACTGAATCTACAGTAAGTGTATCTTGAACAGATACTGAGTCAATTACAGTTGATGTTGAATCAGTTGTTGATACTGTTTTGTTTTCTGTTGATTGGCAAGAGATCATAACTACTGCCAATAGTGCTAGTGCTACTACTTTTTTCATTTTTGTTTGTTTGTTTTTAATTGTTTAATTATAAATATAAAATGTTCCTTTAATTAGGCAAATTTAATGTCCTCTATTTTTATACCTGATAAACTTTTAAATTCATTATTTAATCTGTCAATGAAATATTCTTTAATTAGTGATTCATGTTCTGTATTTGTAAAATTTTTAACTAAACCACCTGCAAATTGTTTCCAATCTTTATCCCAATATATTTCTTTAGATCTAAATGTATTTAATAGAGTTTTTAAATTACGATTATTCATTGTTAATTGATTTATAATACCTCTATTACGTCTAGTATTACTATTATTTCCCATATTAACAAAATTATTTAACATTAAAGATATTTTGTATAATGTATAATCATTAATTTCTAAATTAGAAAGCATTTCTAATCCTAATTTAATATTAGCTGCATCTTTACTATAGATCATATCTTTTAATGTATTTTCAATTTCATTATCTAATTGAACACCTTCTTTATTAAGATCTGATATAAGATCTTCATCAAATACTACTTTAATATTAGGATTATTATAAATAAAGTTTATAATCTCTAATACATCTATCATTTTATTATTTCTATAAACACGATATCCTTCATCTTTAATAAGATGAGTATTAATAAATGATGAGTATTTTTTTGAATACTTTAATAGACTTTTATTTGTGCCTTTATTTACATATTCTTCTGGGATATAAAGCCATTTATTAAGATCTTTAGGTTTATCTTTAAATAATTCCTCACTTCTTTTAATAGTTTTAAAAACTATATTAACAAACTCTTCATTAAGAAAATAAACTGTTTTAGATTCTTTTAATTCATTGTTTCCTAAAATATCTAATAATATTTTTTTACTTAATAAAATACAAGTACTTTGTTGTATTCTAGTTGTACGTTTAATACCTTTTTCTGTTATAAATTCCTTTAATTTAAAACGAGGTATATCACTAGCTTGACTTGTATATATAATATCTTTACTATCTAATTTATTATTAGAATTTAGTAATTCATTTATTTTAGTTTTTGAATTATTTATATAATCTAATTCAAACCAAACAAACTTATTCCAATATGAATGTTGTAATTCATCATTATAGCTATTATAATAAATTTCCTTTACTTTATTTTTATTCATAATCTTTATTATTTAACAATATACTTAACTAAATCTTTATTTAACATCAATAAACTAAATTTAGATGAATTTTCATTGTAAATTGATTTTACCATTTGATAACAAATATCAGTTGCAAAAACACCTTCAATTACAATTTTACTTAAACGATCAATAATTGGTTTTTCTATTTTATTTGTTTTAGCATAAACACCTAAATAGTTAGTAATCCTAGTACCTAATGTTGAAGCAATATCTGCTCTATAATTCTTATCTTTACCAACTAAACCTTTTAAAGTAGTCATAACATATTTTTCATCTTGTTCAAATATATTTTGAGGTGAAATCATTTTATCTAATTTATTATTAATAAACATTGTAAATAAACTAGCAAATTCTTGACCAACACTACCTTCACCTATCATTTGAATCAAAGGTAATTCATTTTCAAATGATTTAATAGATGATATTGAATTAAAAAACATTACAATACTTCTAGCATTTATCTCTTTAGTAACTAACTCAGGATGCATTAATAAAAAGTTTATACATCTACCATCTAATCCATTTTCTTCAGCCCATTTGCCCCAAGTATTTAAATCAAATTTTAGATTAGCAGATATAAATCTTGTTTTCTGGGCTGTATCAATACTATTAACTAAATAATCACCATTATCAGGATTAGCAGTTAATATAATATGCCAATCTTTAGGTAATTTCCAACTGATATATTGTTGACGATCTATTAGTTCCATAACAGCTTGAATAAACCTAACATCAGCTCTATTCCAATCATCTAATAGTAACACACCACCATTTGTTTTACCACTAATCCATTCAGGTGGACAATAACTCATTCTATTTTTAGAAGTTGATTTATAACCTAATTTTCTATATTCATCAAATGCATGTTCATCAACCCACATTTTATCTCCATCTAATTCCATTTCAAATTGGCGAATTGGAAAACCTACTAAATCACCAATTTCTTCAATTTGTGCTAAATTTAATTTAACAAAATTTAAACCTAATTCATCTGCTAATTGAATTATTGATGAGGTTTTACCAATACCTGATTCACCAACTACTTCTGTTGATACAGGTGATTTACCATTATCTTGTAAATAACGATTGTTAGTGATAATGTGTTTTAAAAAATCCTTTAGTTCATTTGGATTTAATGATAATGCTTCTGTTTTTGATGTTTTTTTAGCCATAACCTTTATTAATTAATTTTTTTACATTTTAAATATAACAAATTTTTCCTAGAAAGCCAAATCTGGGTCACTAGTATATTTTCTTTTATTGGTTCTATATTTTTCAATATCTTTTAATACACGAAAATATTTATCCGCATTTTTTCTATGAAATAATTCTTCTAAATCTTCCCAATGCTTAAATTGTTTACCAACCCTAACATCAAAAGCATATTTAGCTTTAGCAGCTAATATAATTGATGGGTGTGTTAATTTAATTCCCCATGTTTGATCATCATGTGTTTTATATGTGATTGGTAGGTAATCACGTTTTGATAGATAAGTATGATTAAAAAAATCTATTTTATATCTTTGTATTAACTGTTTATATCCACTGGGTTGGAGATTACTATCCATAATTTCTACCTCTTCTAATTTTGTAAATAATAGCAAATCCTGTTTTAAAAGTTTTTCATCTACAATATGTCCTTCAGGTTTATAAGGATTTTCATCTCTATTAATCAAATTAAAGAAATCAACTATAATAGATAATTCTTGTTGAGTTAGAGGTTCAGTTAAAGAAAAATCTAAATCAGGTTGTCTAAGTGTTTCTTCAAACTCCATTAAACCTAACATTTTCATAGCTAAGCTTCCTCCTAAAACTACTTTATCAGATAAAGTAAAATAAGGTAATATAAATTGTTCATACATTGGATGAAGCATTTTACTACATACTAAACCCTCAGTATTATTAACATAAAAATATGATTTCATATTATCTTTTAATTTGAACTTTAGCTCCAGGCAAATTATAAGTTGATGTACCATTTTCACTTATAACCCATAATATAGGTCTAACTGGTTTAGTTTTTGGAGCTGGACATTCACCATCAGTTAAATAAATAATGTTTTGATATTTATGTTTATGTTCATTTAAGTAAACCATTACAGGTTCAAAATCAGTTCCTCCTCTACCTTTAACATCAATTTTTTCTTTTTGTTTACCATCATATTTGTATACTCTTTGAATAGCGGCATCACATTCAATAATATCTATTTCAGTGCCTGTTTTATAGATATGATGTATTTCATTAAAAAATTCTTGTAAATCTTTAGCACCAACTGAACCTGAGGTATCTATTGCTACTAAAGTATTTTTACGTTGTTTAATTTTTAATGCTGGATTACCCACAAAACGTTTATTTAATTTACGTCTTGTTTTCTTAGTATATACTTTAGTAGCCATACCATTAAAACGTCTTAAATATGCTTTCCAATCAATTACTGGTTCTACTATTTCAAATAAACCATTAATATAATCTGCTATTTCTGAAGGTATAGTCCCTCTTGATTTGTTTATTTGTTCTGCTATTTCTTTTAATTGATGGTCAATTTGTTTACCTAATAACTTTTTATCAGCCTCACTCATACCCTCAAATTCTTTCCACATTTCATGAGTACAAGGAACAGTCATGGTTGAACCATCATCTAATGTTATAGTTATTTCTGTTCCATCTCCTGATCCAGAAATACCAGGCATACTTATATTTCCTTGCAAAGCATTAACCATGTTAGCTATATTACCATTAGGATTATTTTGAATTTCTTGTTGTAATAAATCATAATAAACTCTAGTACCTGCTTTTTTAGGTAAGTTAAGTTCTTTAAATGGTTTTTTATCTATTTCCAAACCCTCCCAAGTTTTACCTTTCCATTCTTTTTCAATAAATTGATTAATCTCAATATCAGCGGCTATATTTAACAATTCTTTATTTCCATAAGAATCAAGTTGAGATAAATGATGAAATGCTATATGTAACAACTCATGTTTTAAAATAGCCACTTTAGTTTGTTCATCTTGTTTAGACCAAAATTCAGGATTAATCATTAAGGATGTGTTTATATTTTCTTTACAAACACAGGCAGTGCTAATACTTTTATTTAGTTTTTTATTTAAACCAATTAAAAATAGACCATAAAATGGTTCTTTAAACATCAAAGTTTTAGAGTACTTTGCAATCTCAGAGTGAATATTATCTATCATAAATTTTATTTTTACATTTTAAATATAGGAAAGGCTCCCTGAGGAGCCAAACCTATGTTTAGTAATCAATATTAGTTAGTATATTCAAGAGCTAATTTATATAACTCTGAATTCAACTTCATGTCTTGTTGAAAGTTCTTTATTTTACGAGCTTTACGTGTTCTAGTACCATATGAATAATTAAACATTCCATGTGTTAATTTTTCTTGAACTACATTATAAACACTCCATAAATCAGAACCTTTATCTTCAGGACGAGTTGGTGATAACAATTCATTTAAGTCAATTGTGATGTTTTTAACTTCATCCTCATTGAAACGAACTTCAAGTGCTTTTTTAGCAAAATCAAGAGCCATATCTTGATTAAGTTCAATTTGTTTAAACTTATTCATTGAATCAATTGTTAGTGGAAGTTTCTCAACCATTGATTTAATAGTTTCTTGTAGTGTTTCAAAATTGTAACCCATATGACGAATTTTCATATCTTCAAAATTCTTATCTGATACTACTAGTCCGTTTTCACAAACCATTCTAAACAAACCAGCTGTGAAAGTAAAAGCATTTTTACCATCATGACTATTAGTTAATAGAATTTGTGGGTAAACATTATCACCATCTTTTCCTTCAATGATCAAATCATTATTACGGAATACAATTAGGTGTTTCTGAAATCCAACTCCTTTACGAGCACGTACTTGTTTACAATCAATCACTCCCCAACCTAAAAGAGTCATATCATCAATGATACGTTCAGTTGAGATATGTGAATACTTAGTTGAAGTTGATGGAGCAGATGTTTTAGTAAAAATTGAACCTGCTTTTTCTTTAATTTGTTCTTTAGTTAAGAACGTGTTGTTTTGAATATTTAACATAACCTTTATTTATTAATTTTACATCTTAAATATAACATCTTACTCTTGAGGAGCCAAATCAAATGTTTCCCATTCACGTTTTTTCATTGGAACTGGTGTGATTAGATGTTGAATTTTTTCACCATTTGGTTCTTTACAAATAGTATTAGTCATGAAATAATAGATAGGACCATTATATTCATCATGAATTGGGTTATTATCTTTATCCCAAGTAGTTATTCTACGTTTACCACTATATGCTCTAAATTCTCTAGGTGTTACTCTATGCCATTTTTGCATTGACTCAACATAGATTTCTAGACATCTCCATGATTCAAAATCATAAATAATTTTAACTGTATTACCTTTCTTTTCACTCATAATGTAAAGATAACGAAGGCTCCCTGAGGAGCCAAACGTTTTCTTTAAAAATATGTAAGTGATTACTTTATATCTGCACTCTCGATTAAAGTGTAAGTAAATGAAGGACCATGAATCTTTGCTGCTTGACGAGCAATAATCATAAATTCTTCAAAGTTTGCTGCCTTTTTAAACACTTGACATCCCTCAGACCAGTTCTCAACATAAGTTGAATCAACACCTGCTTTATGAATATTGATACCAAAGATACCTTCTTGTATTTTAGTTTCATCATAAGTCATATCTTTATTTGCATCACGATAAACTTTAACTGGTTTAGCTTGTTTTAAAGCCTCATATTTACCTTGATGTAAACCTAAAGTATGTGAACCACGATACTGTCCTTCAACCAAACGAGCAACACCTGCTGCATTATGGAATTCTCTTACTCCTTTGGTACCTGGATCAGTTGTGCAAGCCCATTGCTTGAATACCCACGCTCCATTTACTTTGTAAGATACAGTCATTGTATCATCAAATACATTGGTAACTTTATTACCAGTAGCTGAATTACGAACACCAACTATGTTTAAATCATAGTCTTTTGCTCCTTCAAACCATACATAACCTTTTGCTTTTACAGCTGTTTCGATTTGTTCTTTTGTGTAAGTCATATATTTAATTATTAAATTGATCCACTTATCAAAGTCGCAACCTGTAATTTTAATTCTTCTATTTGTGTTTGTTGTTCTTGAACAGCTTTAGTTAATATAGCTATTAAACCTCTATCATATATACCCCATTGCTGACCTGTAGCAGGTGTATTAGCGGCTTCTTCAGACACTGAGTTTACTTCTTGAGCATAAAAACCTAATTGTCTAGTATTTCCAAATCCAGTTGATGGTTTCCAATAAAAGTATCTAGGTTTTAAAGCCATTACTTTTTCAATACCATTTTCAATAAAACCATCTGCTGTTTTTAAATTTTTATCAGAGGATACAGATATTGTTCCGTTAGCTCCTGTAGTTGTAACTGTCCCGTTAGAGGTGTAATTATTAAATTCTATAACACCATTTTGATTTAATGATAGAGTTAATTTTTCCGTGCCTCCTGTTTGTTGTTGAGTATAAAACTCTATACCTGCTGGGTATTGTCCTCCAGTCCAATTTCCTTGGGCTACAAATTTGATATAAGGACCGTATTGGTTGTATTTAGATGTATATCCTGCTATAATTCCTATTGCTTGGTCTGTTTGAGGATCAGCAGTTGAACTTGAGTAATCTAATCGTATATGAGGATTTGTTCTAGTAGGATTAGTAATGAGTCTGTTTATTAAGCTACCTGTTATAGTAGTATTTCCATTTACATCTAATTTAGTAGTAGGAGTAGTTTTACCAATACCCACATTATTACTACCATTAATTGAAAGTACACTAGTTCCACTTCCATAAACACCACCTCCTATACTAAATATAGAATTAAAATCTTCTATATAATACGCATTACCTGAGGCATTATTAGGATAAAATTGTATATGACTTGCATTAGTTACACCTGGGGTACCTATAGTCACAATACCTGAGGCTGAGAAATTGGTAGTGGTGAAATTAGTAGTGGTCATAGTAGAACTAGATATAATACCAGTTGATGTGATATTACTTGTAGCTGTAATACTACCCGTTACTGTAGCGTTACCATTAACATCTAATGGAGATGTTGGTACATATTTATTTATACCTATAAATCCACCATTAGTTACTATAGCTATATTTCCGCTTGCATTTTCATTTTCAAGAATGATATTTGTTGAACCTGAAGCAGCAAAACCAAAATAAGCACGTCTAGTACTATTATCTGGATACCACTGAATATAACTGTGGTTTGTACCACGTAAGTCTAAAGTGCCTCCATTATTAAATAATATTGTTGAACCTGTTATAATAGTATCACCACTAACATTTAAAGGAACAGTTGGAGCAGTAGTACCTATACCTACATTACCATCTCTATTAATAACCATTTTTTGACTGCCATTAGTATAGAATCTATGACTACCAGTTGTACCTGTAGATATAAAATAAACTAAATCTAAAGGAGCAGAAGATGACCTATTAATACTTTCAATATAATTAGCATTTAATCCAACAGAATAATCCATCTCAATACTTTGAGAGCCGTTATTAGAAACAGATAATCTAGTTAGTGGAGTAGAAGTACCTAAACCAGTATTACCACTCACAAGAACACTACCAGCAGAGGCAGTAAATCCAACATTTATACCAACTACACCTAAAGCACCTAATGGACTTAAAGTCAGTAAATCTGAACCAGCATATGGATTTGCACCTGTACCTATAGTAAGAGTACCACTAGGATTCTTAGCATAAAAAACAGAGTTTCCCTGTGCGTCTGGATTAAAAATTAATGGTGATTGAGTATTTTTTCCTAATTTTCCTAAATTAGTAATACCTTCTACACTTAGTGATCCTGTTATTAAAATATCGATTGTACTTCCCGATGCTGTTAAAGCATCTATAATTTGAGTCACGTGAGCGGGTTGAATGATACTTCCCGATGTTATACCTGCTTTTGATAAAATGGCCATTTAATAAAATATTATTTGACCATAAATATATCTAAGTTGTAAAATGATTATATGCATGTCCTTCCACCTAGCGACCTCTCATATGTATATACAGATATAAAAAATATTTATTTAGGATCAAACACTATATTCATTCTATATTGGCGCTTAATACTCTCACCATAATCAGAATTAAATAAAATTTCAATTGTTATAGTGGCAGTATCACCAACCATACTTTTATCAAAAAATATATTACATTTAGGTTCATAATTGTATTTTGAATACACAGCTAATAAATCAATAGCATATGGACAAGTATAACAAAAATGTTTTGATATTTGATATCCTACAATATTTAATGGTGGGTGATTATTTGCTATATCAACCATAGTATAAGTACGATTTCCAATAGGTATGGGGTCTTTAAAACGCCTATCTCTGTATAAACCCAAATGTGAATACACTGGGAAACGATACTGAATAGTATCAAATAAAACCCAGTAATCAGAATCAAAAGAGGTTTCCATTAATGGAACTCCATTAATAACATACTCAGGATGTAACTCGTCTGTTTTACCCCTAATAGAAAAATAATTAGGTCCCCAAACAGGAACATGCCAATATCCATTTTGATCTTGTTTAGCTGCAGCAGGTGTTTCAATCCAAAACTCAGCATCACAGTTACCATCTAAACATGGGTAAGGATGATCTGGGATTTCATTACATGAGGTAAAACCTAGAGTTAATAGTAGCAAACCTATGAAAGCATTTTTTCCAAACCATTCTTTAATGTAAGCATTAGGAAATGTTTTTGGTAACCATCTTTTATTTAAAAAATCTATTATCATAATTAAATTTATTTTACGTTTGAGTTGTTCTTTGTTTTCTGTTTTTAGACCAACTAAAATACCTCTAGCTAATTTTCTATCGTCATGGTTGGCTTTAATCATATGTTCAATTTCGTCCATTAAATCATCCATATTGTAAATATAACATCTCTTACCTGGTGAGCCAAGCCAAAAGTATATATGTATATATCATTTCGATATAAAAGAGATACCAAAAAGAAAAAATTTGATTCACGTGAGATGTTTGCAAAAGGGTATATTCGGAATTTGATGTGTGGTGTT